TGCGCTTGCTGGTCATAGCAATACGTTGCACTTGAGGGCTTGGCTCAATGCCGTACTCCGGCGCTATCTCCATTGCCAAGTTGTAGGTAAACGCCCTCAAATAGCCTGGTGGAAACAACATTTGTGTTGCCAACGTAGCGGGCTGATTTATTTTTTCAACCGAAATAAAGTGCCATTCCAAGTCCCGAGTGGGGCGAGGATAGACCGTCATTGTGAAATTTGGGTAAGTGTTATTTACAAAAATAACTTGCGGATATGTTGAAGTGACAGTCTTAACCGCAATGCCGTCATACTGCTGTTGATTGATAAATTTGATGCCAAACGACACGTTTGTGCCGGGGTCACGGAAGTAGGTAGCGTCATCAAGCAGCACTGGGCGCAAACCCACAAAGTTACCTGACGGGCCAAGTGTGCGGGTAATTTCGCCAGCAGGCCAAGTAAATATTTGATCTTGAGTGGAAAACACCGACAACCGTTCGGTGTTCCAAGAATCAATCATCTGATCAAGCGCAGTCAACGCGTCATTTGACATGTCTGCCGAAGGTGTTTCACCTTCAGCCAGTACACCTAGCAAGCGCAATGCTCGGTTGATTTGTTCGCCAGCGGTGTACGTAGCCATGCTTAGATTCCTTCGGTTGCTGCCTTGCGTGTATATTTGCGCTTAACTTCCAGCACGTTTACAGGAGCCGCTTCTTCAGATTCCGAAGGCGTGTCTGGATTGTAACGTGTCCAGCCATTTTTTTCGTCGTACTCAGCTTCAAGTTCCATTGTGGCAACTTTGCATCCGTGGTCAGGGTGGCTAAGATAAATGTTCATAGTAAAAAAAGGGGGTGATTAGCCCCCTTTTGGTTTAAGCAACCGTGAAATTCAAGCGATAAGTCGGGAATGTCACCGTGTTGGCAAGTGTTCCAGACGCAGCAGCCCGAATACGCAAACGATCCCCAGAAGCCACAACTAAGTTAGCAGCCGTGCCATTGAGGGTCAAAGACCGTGCCGTATTAGCCGCCAATGCAGTGCCACCTGTTGCTTTGGTGGTATTTGCATCTGTAGCGGCCAACAAAGCAGCGGAGCCAGCACCGGCTTGGCCAAGGTTGGTGATTGAAAACGTGATGTAGTTAGTGTCGTTTGCTGTAAGAGCATCTACACCCGAAAAAATTGCGGATGTAATTGTTCCGGCAGTTTGAGCAATAACGTAAGCATCGCTGTTTCCGGTGGTTGCAATGGTTGCGCCTTGAATAGACGTAGAAAAACCATTTGCAATATTGGACGCAACTTTTGATGTTGAATCAATGATCGCGCCAGTAATTGTAGTGCCCGCAGTCAGTTCAGGGTCGCTAAAAGCAACGCCGACAGGTTTTGTATTTGGCATGATGTTTCCTTTAAAAATAGGGGCCGAAGCCCCTATTTAGGTTTAGCCCAAACGATACACAACGTAAGTGCCGTCACCGGTCTTACGGAAGCGGAACAATTGGCTGGTTGTCACAGCGATAGCAACCAAAGCGTTGCCGCCATCAGTTACACCAGTGTTAACAGCCAATGTCACCGCACCAGAAGATGTGCCGATGTTGACAATTGCCAAGTCAAAAGTGCTGCCAACAGTAGCGTTAGGAACAGCAGCGTCAATCAATGTGCCTGTGGGCAAAGTGTAAGTTGCAGCAGATGTAGAGGGGTTAGCCACCAACATCTGATTGCAAATTTGCGCTGCCGTTAGGGTTGCAGTAGCCGTAGCTGTCTGAGGCGCAGCCATTGCGCCCATAATAGTTTCTTGACGGTTGCCTGCACCAACTTGATAACCGCCTGCGCCATTAGGTAATGCCATGATAATTTCCTTTAAAAATGTTACGAAAAACGGGGCCGAAGCCCCATTTGATTAGCCCCAGATGCGGCAAGCCATTTGTGGACGGATGGTACTGAAACCATACAGCACGTCAATACGGCAAGGCATACGGTCGTTGTTGATGTCGTACTGACGAACCACACGCAAGCTGATACCGTTGTGAACGGCACGAGCAGCCATGTCAACGCCTTGTGGCAACAGCAAGTCGGCTGTAGCAAAGGTGATGGCATCTTTGTGGTAAACCAAGTTTTGCGCGTACTGGGAAGAAGCAGCGCCCACGAAGGTCACAACACCACCAGTTGCAGGCAATGCGCTCATAGTAGCCAAAGCGTGTGTAGCGGAGTACATAGGAGCAACGGTCACAGTCCAAGTACCAGCCACGGCAGTAGCATCAGCCAAAGCCACAAATTGGAACAAAGAACCAGTTGACTCACGGGTCTGTGGGTTAACAGCATTGCAACCAGAGATAGTGAACACGTCACCAGCAGTGATTGTTGTTGTTACAGAACCTTGCTCCAACAGAATGGTTGACGCGCCTTCGGAAGTAACGCCAGGGGTCTTGACCAATGTAGAAGCGCTGGCGCTACGTGAGCCAGTAGTGTGCTGCTTGATTGACTGAGACATGTTGACTTCGTCAAAGCCCAACACGCCCATACCCATCATGCCGTTCTTGAATTGCTTGCTGATAGTGTCTGTTGGGTTGAACAGACCTTTCATGCCTTCAACCAAGCCAGCGTTAGCAGCAGGGTTTACGGTAGCGTAACGTGGAGACATCACAGCAGCGTTCTCGTTCAGCTTCTGTTGGGCTTGCAACAAGACCAAAGAAGTGGCGGGAGTGGTGCCAGGTGTACCAACAGTGTTACCAATGGTTTTGTACGCGTTGGCGACGTCAGCATCAATAGAAGATGCCAACTGGCTGATACGAGGCTTAAGCACACGTTCTGCAAAGTCATCCAACTGCATTGTCAATTCAGCAGATGTGAAGTTGACACCAATGTGCTTTTGTGAAGCAACAGTCAAAGTGGTGAACTGTTCGTTGTCGTCCTGAACTTGCAGGGCGGCACCGTCGGTCACCAAAGCGCGGTCGGGTAAACGGATACGCAGTGTAGAACCGATCTTTGCACCTTCAACAGCAAAGCTGTCGTCGTACTGGCGGTTCACGTTGCGGGTGATTACAAGGTTGTTCTCCAGAATTTCCAGAGCCTTGCGGGTGATCATGTCGATCGTTAAAATACTGTTTGACATTTGAAGTCCTTTAAAAAATTAGCGGTTGCGTTGTGCTTCGTGCTTACGAATCTGGCGATTGCGCTCGGCTTCAATCCACTCCGAAGTGCTCATGGTTTTGATTGACCTGGGGTCAGTCGTGTCATGGCTCGGGCTTCCCGAAGACCGCGCAGTTACCGGACTAATAGGCGTCGGCGCAGAAGTTGATTTTTTCACCGGAGGATTGTCAGACAATCTGACTTCAATCTTTCCGATTTCTCTTGCCTGCAAAATAGGGGGCAAACGAGCAATGCGTTCAGCCTCTTTGGGATTTGAACCTAGCCAATAAGCTAGATCAGGCCCAAGATCAGAATACTGAATTGTTTCAGCCATTACGTCAGTGATTCGCAACTTAGGGTTGTACACAACGTCTTCAAAGTCGTCGTATTTGTCCCGAGCCTTTTCTTCACGTTCGCTATAAGCTTCTACAATTTCAGCTTGTTCCTTTTGGCGATCCCGTTGAGCAATCAATTCTTCAGCTTTTCTGAGAGCCAGTGCTTCCGCATAGGCGTCAGTGCTTTCAAAATTGTCAATCGACGGCATTTCCTTGGGAACAACTGGCGCGGTTTGCCGCGCGGCTTGTTCACGTTCCCATTTGCGCTGTTCTCTTGCGAGGCGCTTGCCAATAGCAGCGTCAAGTTCCTCTTGCGAGAATGTCTTGGCAGGCTGGTTATCAGCTACTTCCGGCAAATTTGCTACAACTTCAGGTGTGGCCGTCACATCCTTCGCTGGCGCAGAGTCTACTTCCGCTAGGTTTTGGACTTCTTCAGTCATTTCTTGAATCCTTGGATTCCCCGGTGAACCTCACCGGTAAGGTTTAAAGCATTCGAGTCACTAATCGTTGACCGGCGGTAAGGCCGGTGCCAAAAGTGATTGTCGTTGTGTTGGTTTCAGTATAGTCGTAATTAAACTCTTTGACGACCCCATCTACAATTACCATCAGATAGCCACCAAGGCCATATTCTTGAACAGTAAATACTGTCTGTCCAGCAGCAGCAATTATTGTAGGACTTTGAGCACTTGGGCTACTGTTAACACCTGCTGCAGTCCAAATCAAGTTATCCAATGAATCTTTAAGCAACAACGTGTAACGCGACGGGCCAAACCAAACATTGGCTTCACCGCGCGAGTCCAAAATAACAGGGTTTGCGTTTGCAGTAACTCCGGTGCTATCCGTATAAGTAGCCAAAGGAACCGTAGTTCCGCTGGCGTATGTAAACAGTTTGCCGCCAACAAGAGGTACACCCGCAGCAGTAAAAAACTGCATTTTAGGTGATGGACTAAGCGTAGTGGTCATGATTAAGGAGCATCAGGCCAAGTAATTGTCCAAGGAAAACCAGCTTGTGCGGGCACATCACGCAGTGCTTGACGATATGAAGCCCAAAGAGTTTTTGTCTCTGTTGGTATATCGGACATTTGAGTCCAATCACTCTCGCGCAATTTTATGTCGCGCACATATCTAACATTTGATGCTTCTTTTTCAGTATCTGCTGCCGTTGGTTCAGGCGCTGTAAATGTTGATCCATCATATAAATGACCAACAGCTACGCCATCAGGCGCATTTATTAGATTAATGCCTTCAAACGCATCTAGCGAAGGAACCATCCAAAGGTCGCAAACAACCCCGTTTTCAATTCTTGCTGCTTTAATCATTATGAATACTCCTGAATTTCAATGTAGCCGCCGCCGCCATTACCGCCGCCGCCACCGTTTGTAGTACCGCCACCACCGCCTTGTCCAAAGCTACCGCCATTGGCTCCGTCACCGCCGTTGCCATCGCCGCCACCGCCAGCACCCGCAGCGCCGCCAGCGCCGCCGCCGCTACCGCCTAAACTACTTGAAATATTTACGCTTGCTTCACCAGTACCGCCTCGAACATTAATATCCCCGCCAGTTGTTACACCGCCGTTTCCACCACCATTCGTAGCGATAGAAAGTCCAGCCGCGCCACCGCCGCCAGCAATACCCGCAATAGTTGTTTCTCCACCAGCCCCGCCTACACTCTGTCCTCCAGTGGCCGCGCCGCCAGCACCAACTACATAAGCGTATGACGAAGCTGCCGTTGCAATGTAAAGGTCAGCTGCGCCACCACCGCCACCGCCACCGCCACCTGTCGTGCCATTACCCGCGCCAAAACCGCTACCGCCACCGGCAACAGTAAGGATACGCACAGAAACTGTATCGCTTGGTTTAGTCCAAGTTCCGCTTCCAGGCGTTGTGTACCTAGTAATCCGCAACAAACGACCAGTGCTGCTACTTACTACCGATTGTCCATTTGCCTTGATATAACTCACGCAATAGACCGTAGTTCCATCGCTTTCATAAATAGCCCTGTCGCCCGCTGCTGTAGTAATGTTGGCAGCGCCAGGTAAGTTATTTGTTGTGGCATTGTGCGTCAGCGTCAGAATGCCATCAAAAATTAAAGTGCGTGGGCCGCGTGTCAAGGTAACAGCGGTAATCGCCGTTGTACCTGTGATGTGTACACGATTGCCAGTGGCAGTGTCAAGGTTAATTGTTGACGCAGAAGCAATGGCTGTGCCGGTAGCCCAGTTTTGTGCTGCGGTAAATGTGTTAGCACCGAGAGATGCGGCGCTTGCCAATACGTTAGTAATAGTTGCCTGTTTGGTTGTGCCAGATTGGACAATGGGCAGAACTTCTGTGCCTGCCAGCGGGGTTGTTGCCGCTGGCAACTGGGAAATTTTTAAGTCAGCCATTTAATCACTCCAAAAGAATATAGTCGCCATTTTCTTGCACAAGGTTTGCGTCAGATTCAGTCAATAAGTTATCTACTGCCAAGCCAGCATCAATCGTGCCTGAAAAGAGCGTGGCGATGCCGCCAAGCCCGATTGATACAGCATTTCTGAGCGCAACACCAAAACTCATCGAATGTTTACCGGCTTGCAGTAAATTGATCCAGTAGCCGACACTTGAATAGCACTTACCCTCCACTGTCCACCATTGCCTTCAGGCACAGCAAACGGGATCGGGGTAAAAGCTGGAATGGGGGTGCTGGCGGTAGTAGCGGTGACACCTTCGCCGACTACAACGTAGGCGGGGGTTGTTGACCAGATTATTACGCCTTGTGGGCCTGCGGCCCAAGTAGAAGTCGATCCAGCCGTGCCCGAATACGATACAGTCGCTGCGGGGAACACCGTGTCTGCTAGAGGTCTTAAAAGTTCCATGATGGCTCCTTGTGCCTTAAATATACCATAGCGCTTAAATTACGCCAAGAATCTCAACTTGTAGAGCGTTCGCAGATAGACCTCAATGATGTTGTCAATCAACTGCTGCAATGTGCTGTCGTCTTTGTCGCACACTTTATACCGCGCGTCTTCAATTTCTTTCAACGAGTCTTCTAAAAACTCAATGACATTGGTTGTTTTCTTGGCTGAATGCAACGAGATTGGGCCAATTAAACCATGTCTACCCTGATAGGCTTCAGCAAAATCATCTGCTGCGCCGATGATTCGGTCATAAAAAATGTTCAACGCAACATGCTTGGAATAGCTGCGCGTGTTCAGATGCACACTGTGTGTGACATCTCTTGCCAAAAACAGCAAACCTATAAATTCAGCGGCTTTCATTGTGGCATTCCTTGTGGTGGCATCATTTCAGGTGGTGGCATCTCACCACCCATTGGCGGCTGCATTTCACCCATGTTTTCCATTGGCATCTCGCGTCCGGGCATTTCGCCTACAAGATCACCACTGGTGATCATGCCACTGACTGTGCCCATTACGATGTCTTGAATTTGCTCAAATGTCATGCCCGCTTGAACCGCAGAGATACGCTGGGTCTCAGCCGCATATGCTTTGACCATTGCTTCAAACTCCTTAATCTCATTCGTGCGAGCAATTTCGGAATTCTTCACATTGTCCAACATCCCCGCCATTTGTTCCATCTGCTGGCCCATCGCTTGGATCTGTTGTTGCGCCGCTTGCAGTTCAGGCGATGCTTGATCGTCGCTAAGGAATTTAGGGTCAATGGTTTTGGCAAATCGTTTTGCCATTTCTTGAGCGCCAGGCCAGTCCATGTTTTTGACAAACAAGTCGCCAGCAACTTGCCACAATTGTGGGTTGCCTTGCAGCATCTGACCCATTGCGGCCAAGGATTCTTGGCGCTTGGTTGCGTAACCTGGACCAGTGGTCGCCACTACGTCGTATTTGCCAATACCTGGGTTGTAAATTTTGTCGATGACAATGTTTTCAGCGTTGCGAATTTCTCGCACCGGCACGGGCTGATCGGGGTCAATCTTTGC